ATACCCAAGACTACTAAAGGTAAGGGCGCAAATTATCGTCCTACCAAGTCTGGTGCAGGTATGACAGCTAAAGGTGTAGCTGCTCATAGAAGAGCCAACCCCGGAAGCAAATTAAAAACTGCTGTGACAGGAAAAGTAAAACCGGGAAGCACTGCAGCTAAACGACGCAAAGCTTACTGTGCAAGGTCAGCCGGACAGATGAAAAAGTTTCCGAAAGCAGCCAAAGACCCTAACAGTCGTTTACGTCAAGCACGAAAGAGGTGGAAATGCTAACAGCCCTTATTGGACCTATAGCAGAACTTGCAGGAACTTGGTTAAAAGGTTCCGTAGAAACATCAAAAGCAAAAACAGAAGCAAAGGTTGCTTACGCAAAAGCAGAAGCTACCGTAATGCAGAAAAAAGCCACTGGAGAAATCGATTGGGATTTGAAAATGGCAGATGCTTCTGCAGCAAGCTGGAAAGACGAATGGCTTGTAATTTTGTTTAGCATACCCTTAATTTTAGCATTCATTCCGGGGATGGAAGAAATTGTATCACGTGGATTTCAACAATTGGAGCAAATGCCTGAATGGTACCAGTACAGCTTGGGCGTTATTGTTGCTGCAAGCTTTGGAGTCCGTTCAGCGACAAAACTGTTTGGAAAGAAATAGTGCAAAAGACATTAGAAACAGGGAGCGACTACAACCAATACGATATGGATGGCGACGGGGTAGTTACCGACGACGAACTGGAACAAGCTAAAGATATAAAAAAAACAGAAACAGAATTAAGAAAAGATTTAGCTCAACTTCGTATGGCTCGTTATACTCTAATATTTATGGGTTTGTACGCACTGTTTTTAGCGTCCCCTCTATGTTCTCCTGAAAAGTTGGATGGACTTGCTGCAGTTACTGACTTGATATTTTTATCTGGCGCGGGTATCGTCGGAGCGTACATGGGGATGAGTGCATGGATGAACAAAAAATAAAAAGTCCCTGTAAGGGAGTCTGTGTGTTAGATAAGGAAAGAGTTAAGTGTATCGGATGTGGACGAACCATAGACGAAATAATTAGCTGGGGTAAAGCCAAATGAAATACAGAACAGAACATTTCCTAGATAAGTTAATTCACCATGAGGGCATGGTGCTTACTGTGTATGAAGACAGTTTGGGCATAGACACTATAGGAATAGGTAGGAACCTCAAAGACAGAGGCATCACTAAAGAAGAACTGGAGTACATGGACATCCCTAACATGGATGTAATCTACGAACACGGTATTACCGAAGCCGACGCTCGTTACCTTGCCATGAACGATATCCGTATAGTCGAAAACGAGTTGTGTCGAGTACATCCTTGTGTCGAAGACTTGGACAGCGTAAGACAATTAATATTAATGGACATGGCTTACAATATGGGTGTACCCCGGTTGTGTAAGTTCAAGAACATGTGGGCTGCAATCCACGACGGTAATTACGAGATAGCATCAATTGAAATGATGGATTCGAGATGGGCTAAACAGGTAGGTTCGAGGGCTGTTAAACTTTCGGACGCAATGAAAGCAGGGGAGTTTTAGAATGGCAAGTATTGCAAAACAAATTAACTTTCAACGTGAAAAAGAAGATAAACGTGAAGTCTCACAAGATTTACCAAAAGCGTTTCCTTCAGATGCTCCTCGCCGTATGCACAGAAGTTATTACGAAAAAAACATAGCTGGTATACGTGACCTGTACGAATCACAGGGAATAGAATTACCTTCACATTTTAGTGATGCAGATTCATATGTAGACTACCGTGTGTCTCAAAAAGTCTATGGTGGTAAGGTACAACCTCGTGGCGCATATCGCAGTACGGAGACTCGTTAGTGCCACCACGCAATCACAAAGATTGGCTCAAGACTCCTAAAGTAGAACACATTAGTTCACTGATCTATTCTAGTTATGACATTTATACACAAGAAATAGAGAACATATTTTCTAAAGTATGGATACCCATGTGTCATTCTAGTGAGTTACCTAAGTTAGGGGATTTTAGAACTACACAGATAGCACTACACAACGTAGTGGCTATACGGTTTGAAGATGGCAAGGTTAGGGCGTTTCTTTCTGACAAAGTTCAACGTCCCTCTGGCAACGACCTGTCCCTGACTTATCACTCAGGAATGTGGAAAGAGTTGCCGTGTGAAATTAAGCACGGGGGCATGGTTTGGACTACACTTGATCAGGACAATCCCTTGACTGTTGATCAGTGGACATCAGGAGCGTTTGACTGTATTGCAGATGCTATCGACACTGAAGAGATGGAAGTCTTTCACTACCACAAAGCGATAATAGATACAAACTACAAGCTGTGGCACGATACCAACAGCGAGTTCTACCACGATTTCATGCACTACTTTAATCGTGTGTCAGGGTTTAACGATGAGTACTTTGCTAGAAAAAACATACCATTTGATAACGGACATGTTAATGTTAGCAGCTTCACCGTTAACTACGAAGAATACGATGGCTTTGAGGATAGAGGAGAGCTTAGTTTCCCTAACCTGCCACCCAATCAATGGTACATGGTTGACCTGTTCCCCGGATTTAATTTTAACCTGCGCGGTAGTGCTTACCGAAGTGATAGCGTTACACCTCTTGGGCCAAACAAGGTTCTTATTGAGTTTCGTGGCTATGGTCTTAAAAAAGATACCCCAAAGGAACGGGCGACTCGTATCAAACATCACAATTCTATTTGGGGTCCATTCGGGCGTAACCTGCACGAAGACCTCATAGGTGTAGCTGGTCAGGGTACGACAATGCGTGAGGGGACTGAACCCCGTAATATTTTACACGGGCGGCACGAGAACGGCACTATCCACGATGAAGTTGGTATGCGCCACTACTATGCAGAATGGAATCGGTGGATGGAAGCAGCCTGATGATTGAGTTTGTTCTATTCGTATATCTGAACTCTCAGTTAATAAGTAAAACTCAAGTGTTTGAAGACATGGACAGGTGTCTTTACTTTGCTCACAGATTGTCTAGCCAACGCCCTGTTCCATTACCAGAAGGGGGCAGGTCAAGAATAACCGCAATTTGCAAACCACAACCAAAACGAAAGTAACCTAATGATTGCAGAAACACTTGCAGGTATAGCCCTCGTAAAGAGTGCTGTAGACGGTATCAAATCTGCAATAGGAACCGCCAACGACATTGGAGACATAGCAGGTTACATAGATAATCTGTTTGAGGGCGAAAAGCAGGTACAGCAAACCCGTAACAAAAAGGCGGGTAGTGTAGGTCTAGGGGACCAGTTTGGTGTAGATACTGTTGCACGAGAAGTGATTGATGCCCGTATTGCTGCAGAAAAACTCCAAGAAGTAGCCACAATGGTTGACATGAGGTTTGGTCCGGGAACTTGGAAGGGCATAGTAGCTGAAAGAGCGAAGCGCATCCAAGCCGCAAAAGAAGCTGCAGCCGCCGCAAGAAGAGCAGAAATCCTACGACAAGAAGAAATCATGGAAAACATCAAGGTAGGAATTGTGATAGCAATGGTTATTGCAGTCGGTTTTGGACTCTTTATAGCTTTGATGATTTCTACTGCATCCGGGATTGTCAATTAAATTCTTGACTAAACTTCAAAATTCGTATATAATACTTTTGAAGGGAATACCATGAAACAACTTGCAATAGACGCACTGCGTCATAGATACGAGGCACAGAAAAAAAGTGCAACATATACTCTCACAAATTACTTCCAAAATCCAACAGCTATTGGGGAACATCCAGACCTTCTTGCAGAAATGGATAAAGCTCTTGGAAGTTGGGAAGAAGCGAATAGTAAGCTTGAAGCTTTGGATGATCTCACTGATGATAGGTATCCGTCCCTTTTTGATTAGGCGATTAGGCTGGGCTTTACTTTCGATAGGTAAGCCCTTTACTTGTATCGGCAACTGGTTTTGGAAAAAACATCGTACAGTTTTAAACTGGAATAAGAAGTGATACGTCATCAGTTCTTAAAGCCCGTGCATTTAAGAAAAACAAAGTTTCTTTCCATATATAAAAAAGAAGATTTAAAGTTTATACGCACCTTGTCAGGCGGGGTCAAGCAATACAAACTAAAACAGAAGAAGAGCAAAGTAAATGGCTAGTGACTATATCGTATTAGTAAACAACGTTCTTCGGGATATGAACGAGGTTGAACTAACCAGTTCTACATTCACTGCTTCTCGTGGCGTACAGACAACCGTAAAAGATTATATAAATCGTGCAATTTCTGACATACTTAATTCAGAATTAAATTGGCCTTTTACTCATGCAACGGGAGAGGTTGATGTTATTGCAGGTAAGCAACTGTATAGTTATGCTTCAATTGCCTCTACGTTAAAGTACGTAGACTACGACAACATGATATTGAAGCCTAAGAACTACATAACTAATGGCACTTATGAAATTTCAGGGGCTGCTAGTATAACAGGCTGGACTACTGTAAGTGGTTCTCCTGCAGCAAGTTCTAAGTTTGGCAACACATTATTGCTTACCAGTGCAGAAGCAACCCAACAGGTAGATGACTTGATTGTAGGCCGGTCTTATACAGTTTTAACGCAGACAAGTGGTGCGACTCTTACTTTAGAAATAGGCACTAGTTCAGGTGGTTCACAAACTACATCTTCTACGCTTACAATCAGCAACGCTAACGAAGTGTTGTTGACTGAAACAACATTTACAGCAACAGCAACCTCACACTTTGTTAGCTTTACTGAAGCAGCGGGTAGTGCAGCGTTTGTAAAGTTAGTTGAGCTAACTGAAAACTTAACTCCAATCTCATTGAAGTATTTATCGTATGAAGAATACACCGAAAGATTTAGGGAACGAGACTCCCGTGCAGACGTAGATAAGTTTGGTGATCCAGAATATGTATACACAACATACAATGAAGAGATAGGTTTAACACCTATTCCTAAAAACAGTAATCGTAGTTTATCTTT